TGGTATCACGACCCACATTCTGCCGCTGGAAAGAAAGTTGCCACTCAATTACGAAAGCAACTGGGTATCTCTCAGTATAACCGGCTGAATAAGCAGGCCGACGAAAGCTACTCTACCCGTGGGCATTTAGCCATGTACAAGTCCCTCAGTGGTACGCCTGCAAAAACTCCTGCCGGAGCTGGTAGTACTGGACGTACTAAAAAGGATACGGTGTCCGGGTCCACTGGTAAGACGAAAAAGAAGTAATTTGCACTTTCTGAAATAATAGACTATATTTGCGGTAGCATCAGCAACGATGCTACCCTTTTTTGTAC